AAAACGCGCTCACTGGCGTTAGGGGAATGACCAGCGCGATGAAGGATTTTAAATTTGGAGATTTAGCAAAGGGTGCAAAAAGTTTTGGAAGCACAATTTTTGATTTAGGAAAAACAATCTTAACCAACCCAATTTTTTTATTAGGTGGAATCTTAATTGGCATTATTGCAAACTTCGAAAAGTTAGTCAACGCAGGTGGATTGGTTGGTAAAGTGTTTGGATTCATTAAAGAGCAAATTGATTTCGTTATTGATGGAATTACTGACTTCCTCAATTGGACGGGGTTAATTGACACCGAAGCGAGCGAACGGGCAGAGGAAGCAAAGAAGCGGAACGAAGAAATGTTAGCGGATTTGCAGAAAGCAAATGACGCGGTGCAAAAGATGCGCGATGACTTGGCAAGAGGTCGCATGACTGAACGCCAAAGAGAATTAGCGGATATCCAAAAGTGGTATGACGATCAATTGTGGTTGGCGCGTGGTAACGCTGATTTGCAATTGGAAATAACAGAACTCGCAAGAAAAAAACAAGCGGAAATAAATGATAAGTACAATGCGCAAGAAGCGGAGAAAGCGAGATTAGCAGCAGAGAAAAAGAAGAAGGAACAAGATGCGGCATTAGCCGAACAAATAAAAGCTAATCAAAAATCATTCGAGGCAATACGCAAACAAGTAGAAGAAGATAGTAAAAAACAAGCTGAAATAAGGTTAGCTGCTAACTTTGAAAGGAGTCAAGTCAATTTGCAATTGATGACAGATGAGGAACTTGCCGAGTACGATAAGAACGAAAGGGTATTAGAAGGACAACGGGCACTTGAAGCATCCAAATACGAATTAGCCGCAGCCACTATTGATGGCATGATGTCGCTTAATGACTTGCTCACAAGCGCAGGAATACTAAACGCAGAGCAATCGTTCAAAGTTGGTAAAGCGTTACAATTAGCACAAGCAACAGTGAGCGCAATAACGGGAACGCAAAACGCATTTACAACGGCATCAGCTTCACCCATTGCAACAGCGTTTCCAGGTTATCCGTTTGTGATTGCAGGTATAGCAGCCGCAGCAGGAGCGGCAAACATCGCAAAGATTGCTTCGATGAGATTTAATAAAGATGGAAGTCCACCACCACCTTCACCACCACCACCAAGCGGCGGTATGGGTGGAAGTACAAATGTGCCAGCGTTAGACCTTTCATTTATTAATCAGCAAACAAATAAGGCGCAACCGCTACAAACGTATGTACTCGCAACTAACGTGAGCAATGCGCAAGAAGCTGAACAAAAAATTAAAGACCAATCAAGAATAATAAAATGAGCGAATTTAAAGTAATTGAATACACCATCGATGACAGCGGTTATCTTGGTGTGAATTGTATTTCATTGGTGGACAAACCTGCAATTGAAATTGATTTTGTCGCGTTGAAATCCGCAAAGAAAATGAACCATGCGGCAGTTGATGAAGGAGAGCGAAGAATGCTTTATGGCGCGGTTATGCTACCAGAACAATTGATATACCGCGTTGATTCTTTAGGCGGTGAATACTACGCTAAATACAGCGCAGAAACGATTAATAAAATCGCGCAAGAATATCTAAAAAGAAACATGCACCACAACAGCAATCTTCAACATGAGATACCCATTACGGGTTGTACAGTTGTCGAGAGTTGGATTAAAGAAGGAGAGCATGATAAGAGCCAAAATTTTGGATTTAATTTTCCTGATGGTACTTGGTGTATTGGTATGAAAGTAGATAATGAAGAAGTATGGAAATCAATTAAGCAAGGCGATGTTAAAGGATTTTCTTTAGAAGGATTCTTTACCGAGTTGAGCGATGAATACTTAGCAGAACAAGAGATTGAAAAGATAATGAGAGAACTAACCACCGAGTTAAATTCGTGAGTTGGTAAATTACCCGACAAACAAAAAGCCCCCTACGTTTAGGGGGTTTTTCGTACAAAGGAAAACTTAAACAAAACACAAACTAACTATGAACTACAAAACAAAAGTAGGTTGTATGCTACATATATACGAGAAAATAATTTTAACAATGAATAAAGTAAATGAAATCGTGAGCAAGTACGCAGATCGTTTGAAGTCATTTGGCATTAAGCTAAGTGCGGAAGGCGAAATTGAAGCGGCTGCTCCTGTAAAGATGTCCGTTGCGATTCTTAAAGATGGAACGGAAGTAAGTTCACCCGATGAAATGATTGCTATTGGCAGTCCTCTTTTCATTAAGGATGCAGAAGGTAATGATGTTCCTGCGCCTGATGGAAGACATGAAACTGCGGAAGGTAAATTTATCGTTACCGTTGGTGGTGTTGTAACTGAAATTCTTGAGCCAGAAATGGAAGAAGAAGTAACCAAAGAAGAACAAGCCGCTTTTGAAGGTGTGACTAAAGAGGAATTTGAATCAACTATCAATGCGTTGATTGAGCAGTTTGAAAGCCGCATAAATGCGTTGAATACAGAGAAAGCTCAACTATCCGCACAAGTTGAAAAGATGAGCAAACAACCTGCAACCGAAAGCGTAAAGAAAGTAAACGCGCCAACTGCATCCGCTCCAATCAACTTGGCTAAGATGGATTCTAAAAACAGAATCTTCGCAATCATAAATAAATATAAATAATAAAAATAAAAAAAGAAAATGGCTGATAGCTTAACAATCAACAGTTCATCTTATGCAGGTGAATTAGCGTTACCGTACATCAACGCTGCTATTTTGTCGGGAGACACTTTAGCAAAAGGATACGTTACTCTTAAAGAGGGTGTAAAATACAAGGCAGTTTTAAAGAAATTGTCAAACGCTGCATCTTTGGTACAAGCTGCAGGTTGTAATTTCAACGAACAGGGAACATTGAATTTGGACGAGTCAGTTTTGGAAGTTTCAGATTTGATGACTAATCTTGAAGTTTGCAAAAAAGATTTTGCTCGTGATTGGGAAGCTGCTGCAACTGGTCGCGGATTTATTAACGATGTTATTCCTGCTAACTTCTCTGATTTCTTGATTGGTTACGCTGCCGCTAAAGTTGGTGAAACTATTGAATACACGATTTGGCAAGGTAACACTGCAAGTGGTTCTTATCAATCGTTTGATGGATTTGAAAAGAAGTTGCTTGTTTTGACTGGTGGTGCTGATATTACTTGGGTTGGTGCTCTTACTGCATCAACTGTTATTGCTAATATGAATGCAGTTATTAATGCACTTCCTGCCGCTTTGATTGGTTCACCTGACACTAAGTTGTATGTTAACCGTGCTACTGCTCAGTTCTATCGTCAAGCGGTATCTGCTTTGGGTTATGCTAATTTGTTCCAAGCGTATGATGAGTTCAACTTGGAATTCAACGGATATGAGATTTATGTATGTCCAGGTATCAGCACAGGAACTGTAATTGCTGCGCAACCTTCAAACTTGTTCGTTGGTGTTGATGCTAACTCTGATTTTGCAGAAGTTAAAGTTGTTGATATGACCTTAACTGATGCTTCTGACAATGTTCGTATGGCAATGAGATACCGCGTTGGTGTACAAATTGGTGTATTGACTGACTGCGTAATCGGACATAACTAATATTAACCACATATAAAAGGGGAGTGGTTACGACTGCTCCCCATTTTATTAAAATAAAAATATAAAAACATGAGTTGTACAATAAGCGCAGGATTCGGATTGCAATGCAAAGATGGAATTGGCGGCATCAAAAAAATCTATTTGAATGCTCAAAGTTTATTCGCAGGTGATTTGACAATTGACGCACCAACCGAATTGATTACAGCTTCTTCATCCGCTGCAAATTTGTTTGAATTTGTATTGCCAAAGTCAACGGGTAGCTTCACAGAGGAAGTGGCATCGAGTGTTGAAAATGGAACAATTTTCTACACGCAAACTGTTACCGCATCATTCCACAAATTAAGCTATCAACGCAGAAAGCAATTAGAGTTAATTGCTCAAAACCGTTTGTTCGTTGTTGTATTAGATAACAACGACAACTATTGGGTTGTTGGTTATGAGGATGGAGCGGAAGTAACCGCAGCATCTACCATGACAGGAACTGCCAAAGGTGACATGAATGGTTACACCATCACGTTCACAGCCGATTCAAAAAACAAAGCGTATCGAATTGAAGACGGGGTATTTGCTTCCGATTTCAATATTGATGCAGCTGCACCCGTTTAATAAATTTGCAGAGTGAATTACCTGCAATCTAATACCGCATCTCAAACTCTCCTGCTCTCATTGAAGCAGGGGAGTTTACTTTTTTCAACAACTTACACCGATTATTTATTGGTGTTACAGAATGAACTAACTTCGGAATTGTTATATGTGATTCCAACAATCATAGATGAAAACGATAGGATTACAACTTTGGGAATTAGTACGAACTTTGATGATCCAACTAACGCATCGATTCTCGTCACTCATGGTGGTCGTTGGAATTTTATTGTTTTCGGTCAAAATTCAAATAGCAACCTTGACCCTACTGATGCTGTGGTGGTCGGTGAAATTGAAAGAGGTTTTGTCCAATTCAGTTCGCTCATTAATTACTACGACCAACCAACGCTAACAATTCCATCTGATATCGAATACAATGCCTAATATAGTTGACGAAATAAAACAAAGGATTGGAGCAACGCAAGTTGAATTGTCCAAATACATAAAGATTCAACCGATAGAGGTTGAAGATAGGAAGGGATTTGTGAGTTATGGGGAAGGCAATACCTTTCCAAATTATATCATTGAACTATACAACGAATCGCCAGTGCATGGAAGCATTGTAAATTCAATTGCGTTCATGATTGCAGGACAAGATTTCGTTAGTACAAACGCGCAGGCATCAACCGAAATTGCACGTTTAGGATTAGATAAGATAAGACATTCAACTGCGCTCGATTTGAAGCTACATGGTGGCTTTTATTGGGAAGTAATTTGGTCGATGGATAGAAGTACCATTGCGCAAATTAATCATTTACCATTTGAGAATTGTCGTTTATGCGTAAGTGATGATAACGATGATGTGAGTGGTATTTATTACTCTCGAGATTGGAACGATACCCGTAAAAAGAAAAATATACCTTCGTATATTCCCATGTTCAACCCTGATTACAAGGACGAATTTCCAAAGCAGGTGATGTTCGTACATTCAATTGTACCTGGAAGCGAATACTATCCCAAACCCGACTACATAAGCGCGGTAAACAACATCGAATTAACAAGACAAATAAGCGAGTATCAAGTTAATTTGATTCTAAATGGTTTCTTCCCTTCTTTGATTACTTCGTTTAACAATGGCATTCCAAGTTTGGAAGAACAGCGAATGATTAAGAATCAATTGCAACAAGCGATTCAAGGAGCGGAGAATGCAGGGAAAGTTTTAACTTTTTTCAATGAGGACAGAGATCGTGGCGTTGAGTTCACTCCGTTTCCAGTGTCCGATATGGACAAACAATTTGAGACGTTAGTAGGACAAGCGGTTGAATCTATATTGGTCGGACATCGTGTGACAAGTCCTTTGCTTTTTGGTATTCGTGATGGTGGTGGATTGGGTAGTAATACCGATGAAATGAAGCAAGCAATGCGTATCTTCATGAAGCAAGTTGTTGAGCCATTTCAGCGCATGATTACCGACAGCATCGAGTATTTATTTTCAACGATTGGAATTGATGCGCAAGTGGAAATCGCTCAAAACGATTTATTCCAAGACGCACAAACAAGCGTTAATAATGCACCATCGTTAGACGTTGCAAGTCAGGCATTAAATGGAGCGCAGATAGCTTCATTGTTAGAGATTATTGTACAAACAACTGCGAATGTATTAACCATTCCATCGGCAAAAGCAATAACAAAGGCAGCATTTCCAACAATGAGCGATGCTCAAATAAATAGCATCTTCGATAACCTTTCAAATGTAGTTATTGACCCAACTCAAGTAGTCCAAAAAAAAAAAGTTAAGTGCGAACACGAGAGCGTTTCTCAAGTCGATGAAGTAAATTTAGATGACATCGCAGAGGAACTAATCGCACTGGGTGAAGATGTTAATGAAGATTGGATTTTAATTGACAGTTACGATGTCGATTACGAGAATGACGATATCGAGAACGAAGCACTCGCACATATTTTTGATATTACACCAATCGAACAAGCGGTAAGCACAGGAACAGCGAAACCAAACGCAACGAGTAATCAAGATAAAGTTATCGATGGTAAAACGTATTACACGCGTTACCGCTATAATGGTCGTGTAACATCGTCAACTCGTCCATTTTGTCGTAAGATGTTAAGCGCGGATAAGCTATACCGTAAGGAAGATATAATGGCACTAAACAACAAGGCAGTTAATCCAGGTTGGGGCCCAAATGGTATCGATACTTATTCCGTTTGGTTGTACAAAGGCGGTGGTAATTGCCATCATGTTTGGACAAAGGAATTATACATCAGCGCGAAGGGTTTTGGTCTCGATTTAAACAACCCAAATGCACGAAAAAAAGCGTGGAGTTTAGCTGAGAAAGCAGGTTACAAAGTACGCAACAATTATTTAGTTGAGACGCGTCCAATTGATATGCCTTACAACGGATTTTTACCCGACAATCCCCGTTTTGGAATTAAATAAAACATAAGAAAATGGCAATACAACCCGAAATACTTTTAATCACAGAAGATTATTTAAAGAAGTACACCGCGATTACAGACGCGGTTGATCCAAACATCATTCGACCTGCCATTTATTTGGCGCAGGATAAGCAAATAACTAACTATCTTGGTACTGATTTAATGAATAGAATCAAAGCTGATGTTAGCGATGGCACATTAGCAGGTGATTATGAAACATTGCTTAATGATTACGTTTTAAAATCGCTTTTGTGGTGGACGATGGTCGAGTTATACCCATCGCTTTTGTATAAGCACGACAACGGTAATTTGGTAAGCCGCCAAAGTGAAGACACAACGCCAGTAACGAAGGGCGAAATGGAATCTTTAAAGGAAGCTGCACGCGATAACGCTCGTTATTATACAAATAGATTGGTGCAATACTTGTGTTACAATAGCACGTTGTTTCCTGAGTACACATCGAACACGAACAACGACATTTCACCCGACAGAAACCCATACGGAAAGAGTAGTTTTTTGATTAGTGATTCATATAAACATAACCGATTAAGATGGACAATAAAAGATTTCCTGCCCCCATCGTATTAAACCGAAAAAAGCAATACGAAAAGTTGTTAAAGCAATATCTAAAAAAACAATACGACACAAAGAAATGATTAATGAGTTGTTGTTTTTAAAGACAAAATATTGGCTGCTCGCATTGGTTACAATCTTTTTGCCAATCAAAGAATTAATGATTACCATTGGATTCTTGGTTGGTGCGGATATGGTTGTTGGAATTTGGAAGGCATTGAAGTTAGGCATTAAGATTCGTTCACGCAGAATGAGCGACAGCGTTACCAAAATGCTGTTGTATCAACTGGCTATCGTGAGCGGTTTTTTAATTGAGACCTACATAATCGAGCAGTTGATACCCATCACCAAATTGATTGCAACGGTTGTGGCAGTGATTGAGTTCAAATCAATTGTGGAATCAATTGAAGCGGTAACGGGTAAAGATTTGTGGGGTAAGATTAAGACATTGGTAGGAAGAAAAAACGAGGATATCAAAGACATCATGAACGATGAGCCAACTAAGTAAATACACGACTTTACAAGAAGTCATAAAAAGTAATACTGCAAGTGTATTGCAAATTCAAAACATTCCAAACGATGAGCAAATTCGTAATTTAAAATTGCTTTGCATAGAAGTTTTTGATAAAGTTCGTGAACACTTTGGAAAGCCAATTGGAATTACAAGCGGATTCAGAAGTATTGAATTAAACAACCGCATTGGTGGTTCAAAGAACTCGCAGCACATGGAAGGAAAAGCCATCGACATCGATGGAGATTTATTGGGCGGTGTGAGCAATAAAGACATATTCGAATACATTAAAAACAATTGTACATTTGACCAACTCATTTGGGAGTTTGGAACGGAGAATGCACCTGACTGGGTACACGTTAGTTACAACAAGGGAGTAAATAGAAAACAAATTTTACGAGCGATTAAGAGCAACGGAAAAACTATTTACAAACCTTATTAACTATGTCAAGAAAAGAAGACAGCAAAACCAAACTAGCGAGAGAATTACGAGAGAGATTTCCCGATACACCTACTCTCACACTCGCAAAGAAATTAAGCAAAGAACATTTCGAAACATTTTTAGGAATTGAAGATGCGCGCAGTGCATTGCGTAGAATTGAAGGTAAACAGGGCAGAGCTCCAAAAGATAATACATTGGTTAAAAATAACGATCGTCCACGTAACCCATTCAATCTACCAAAGTCATATGCGAAAGGTCGAAAGCATTTTGATATCAAAGGACAAAAGGTTTTAATCTTATCCGACATTCACATTCCATATCATGATATCGATGCGTTAAGCGTAGCAATTCAAACGGGAATCGATGAGGGAGTTGATACAGTTGTATTGAATGGCGATGCACTCGACTGCCACATGATTAGTGATTTTGTCAAAGATCCAAAGAAGCGCAAGTTTAAAGATGAGTTGTATGCGATGCGCACATTTTTACACGAGTTAAGAGGACAATTTCCCAACGCTGAAATCGTGTATAAGGAAGGTAATCATGAAGAGAGATATTGGCGTTATATGCGAGTGAAAGCTCCAGAGCTATTTGATATTGATGCGTTTGATTTTCCAACGCTAACGCATTGCGATAAACACAACATCAAATGGTTGGATGGTAAGAGTAAGTTAAACATTGGCGGCTTATCGATATTTCATGGTCACGAATTTGGAAAGCAATTTTTGCCATCTGTAAACGTGGCGCGTGGGTTGTTTTTAAAGACAAAAGCAAATGCCATGTGTGGACATCATCACCAAACTGCGGAGCATACGGAGCGCGATGTAAATGGAAAGGTCATAACGTGTTGGGGGGTTGGTTGTTTGAGTGAACTTTCACCTGATTACAATCCATATTCGAAATACAATCATGGATTCGCAATAATTACGAGAGGATTGAACAAAGCGTTCCATGTAAAAAACTATCGCATACATGAAGGAGCAATCTATTAAGTGGATAGCGTTTGCAATTGGGTTGATTGTTGCATTCATTATTGGTAAAAATTCATGCAATTCCAATCGGTTACAATTTGTAACCACCTCAGATACTGTTATCGTATTGAAGGCACGAATTGACACAATCGAAAAAGAACGCATCAAAATAAAATCGATATATGAAAAGCAAATTGATACTATTTACCTTTATGATTCTGTTGCCATCGATAGCGCATACACAAAGGCAATTGAAAAGCTACGCGATTACGAGCGCACTGGATTCGATAAGTAAAGAGAAAAGGTTGGTTGTGTTGGCAGTTACTCAACTCGATTATTTGATTCTAGACAACCAAAATTTGAGCATGATAAATCATTCATTAAACGAGATTAACGAGCGTAATGCCGCTTATATCATGCAAATCGAGGGGTTGAATAAGGAATTAAACGAGGGGTTAAATGCGGAATTAAAGAGAAAAAAAAAGTGGCGCAAAGCCACTCTTTATTCGGTTGGTATCAACGTCATTTTTTTAACTTCATTAATCGTTTTAGGTAGATAGCAAAGTCCAACGCTTCTTCGTATGCGTGGTGCATCCATTCAGCTTCGCTTAAATTAGCTTTGTCCACAGTCACTCCGTACTTCATACGCCCCATCTTTTCGCGTGCGATTAAATCGGTGATGACTTCTTTGTAGGTGTCGCTTTGCAGGTTGTCAAAGTCGTGCGTTATATTCATTTGATTTCAATTTTAGGTTGTAATTCTTTTTGTTTGCGAATGTAATCGGTTAATTCAGGAAGCATCCAATAACCATAGTTCGCCATTTCAAAAGTAAAGTCATCAATTTGGCGAGTTATATCGGGCAGCAATGCTCCATCCGCATTCCAAAGAGCAGTGATTGTCTTGCCATGTTCGCGCTGAATGCTCTCGTTTAATCGTTTCAATAGCATCTTCGTTTGGTGGTTGTAAAACCATTTTATTGATTCGCATTCGTCACCTGCATAGATGGACGCTTGTAACCACATGAGTAGGTTCAACACCTTAACTTTTTCAAGTTCATCTTTTGTTATTTCAGTTTTCATTTTTATTTGTATTTTCTGATTATTTCAAATGTTGTTTTAATGGCTGACCAATCAAGATGTGGCTTATCACCATTTTTTACACCATACCAAGCAAAGTTATATCCATGATTAGCATTGTAATCCTCTCGTTGTACTTTATTACCATTAACTTTGTCGATGTATATCCAAGGAACATTGCCAAAAAGTTCTAGTTCAATGCCTATCTTCTTCATTCTATTGCGGAATACTTCTATCTCGTTCATCTTGTCATCCAAATGTTTCGTTGTAGTATTTTATTGCTGTTGAATAAGGCTTATCCCTTAATCTAAATGATTCATTGTATGCTTCAATTATCTCCTCCTTGTGCATTGCTTTGGCTTGTTCAAATAAATCACATCCAATGGTAGTATTTTCAATTCTAATATCCATTTGATAACTAATCTGCTCAACCAACCAATCTATACTACTTTGTTTTTTGTTTTCCATTTTTTTATATCGTTATTGTCAGCTTAGACCTTGTTTTAGAACTATGAAACACAAGGTAATTATAGCTCATCATTGATTTCGTTAGCGATTAATTTGAGTGCGTACTTTGCACCTGCTACAAATGCGAAATAAGATTCACCACTCATGCCATCTCCACCGAATGCCGCGTAGTATTCGGCTTGCATTTTAATTTGTTCGTTTAGTTTCATTTTGTTTTGTTTTAGATTTCAAATATATTAAATTAATTTAACCAAAAGCATATTTGCCATAATTCTTTTTAAGCTCATAGAAGCATCGCATCATTATTGCATCTGCAAAGTCGGGAGAGATTCCGTATTTCTTTTGTAGCGTTTCTTTGTTCGTTACGCGCAGCTTTCCATCGCTATCAATCTTCTCTCGTCTAATCATTTCAAGTTCCTTAATGATGGTGTCCTTGTGAGTTGATTCAAACGTGATGGAGTTGGTAGTGATTAGTTCGCCTAACTTAAAATAACAATCCGCTTTTAAGTTCATGTAATTATCGCGCACCGCTTTTGAACCGTTCAAAAATCCTTTGCATTTAAGGAAGTCAACCGCACCCCCACCGATTCCATCTTCGTCACATAATACGTTAGACAGTCTCACACCATTCGATTGCGCCAGTTGGTTGATTGTGTCCACCACTTCGTTAATTGGCTTTTGCTTCAACACAACAAACTTCGAAGCGTGTAACCCATTCCACAACACAATCACCGTCCTATCGTCACCCATTCGCGCGATGTCCGCAGTGATAAACGCATCATTGTTGGCGGTTGGTTGTGGAGTGCGGAAGCATCGCAATAAGTCATCGTAATTATACAACCTATCTTTGGTTTCATCGTAATCCCAATCTCCTTCGAGCAATCGTTTACGGTCAACTTCGGGCAGCATTTGGAGCGATTCAAGATATACCGGTGAAACGTGTGGATTGTCCGTTGGTAATGCCTGTATAAAATCGCGGTCAATTCGTATATTTCCGTTTCTTTTCGCATCAAAAAATTCAGTGTACAACCATCCTTTGTGTGGATTACAAGTCATTAAAAGTTTTGGTTTGTCATTGATTAGCTTGTAACGCAATCGCGAGGAAAGGATATCGATACATTTTTGCGACACTTCCCCTGCTTCATCAACAAACGCGTCTGTCAATTCAATACTACCAAATCTTTGGAACTCGGGATCGGAAGGAAGGTCGGCTAAATCCATCAAGATAATTTGACTTCCGTTGAAGAACTTAACGACATGGTCTTGCCCGTTATACGTCCAATGTTTATCGGGTTGAAGTCCATGAGTAGCGCACAATTCAAAGAAAGTTGCCATTGTACTTAAACGCAACTTCTTTAATTCAGAACGACCAATTAAACCGCGAGTACCTGGATATTTTAACCTGCGTTTTATTTGCCAATCACAACCAAGAAAGGATCTTCCACCACCAACTCCACCACCGTACAACAATTGCCTACAATCGTTGTCGATGGCGAGTAAGTTGAGTGCATCAATTTGTTTCTGATGGTATTTCATTTATATGATTAAAGATTATATCCATTCTAATCAATTGCTTTAGTAGGTTTTCGTTATCGCATTGCTTTTTTATGTGATACTTTTTACCGTACAATTCAAATCGGACATTGTAGTTTTTCATTTGTATTTAATTATATAGCACGTTTCACAATAAGGTCGTGAATTGCGAGTGATGGCAATGTTTGCTTCATCGATGTAGTAATAGATATGTTTACCACAAAATCTTTGATTGCATCCAGTACACTGAAAAGAATCTTTTTTCTTTACTTCACAACCGCATGCAATCATAACTTCTGCATGATTCGTTCCTGTAAAATTGTACTGTCCATGATATCCGCGTATAACCTGCGCATCAATTCGCTTTGCACTGACAAATTAAACGATTGCCTTTCCTCTTTATTCATTCTCTCGATGCGTGTTTTAGTTAACTTTTTTTCTTCGATAACTTGGAATCGTGCAGCGAACTTCCATTGCTTCCATTGATCGTCAGTCCAACAGTCATCGTTAATCAATTCGAGTTCGTAAAACTTAGCAATGAAGTTAGGCGCGAGCAACATTACCGCATTTCGCTCGTTGTTCTTCCAACGTGCAATATCAGTAGTGAACATTTGCTTCCAATCAATTGGTTCATGATATTGTTGTACTGGCGTTTCCATCTTTGTTTTCTTTTTTTCGAGAGCGATGTTCATTTGATTACGGACATTCGTATAGTTTTTTAGTACATCACTTTGGAACGCTATTGTTATCATGCCATAGTTTTCGATTCGTGCAAATTCAACACCTGCGGCATTCATTTCAAAAGCTAACGCATATTCGCCAATCGTCATGTACGGATGGTAATGTATAGCGTTAGTAAATAGCATCGCGACTTCCTCGCTCGATGGCAGTTGTTTGATTCCACTGATAACGATTGTTCGCGCAATGAGTGACTTGAACATTTGCATTGTGATATCGCAAATACGCGCCTGCTCTTTTGCTTCTAAATATGCGCGCTCATTCGCTGTCAATCCAGTTTTGTAATTGAGTCCTTTGTACTCTACCAATTGATTCATTGTTTTGTTTTTTATTAGTTGTAAATTCGTGTAATTTCCAAGCTGAACGCATCGCAGCTTTCCAATCCTTCATTTTTGTTTTGCCATAATACCAATTGGTATTGGTGTAATGGCTAATGAAGACATCCGCAAAGTTCAGCGCATCCTCTGTGTCGGCATTTGGCATTCGCTCAATGAAGTAATCAGCAACTTCCTCAAGCGTGGGTGGTGTGAATCTGCTTTTGTCGCTTTGCTTCTTCTCGATTAAGTAATCGAGTTTTAACTGCAATTTTCGCACCTCTTGCAATATTTCTGTTAGTTCGTTCATGTTTCCATTTATTTGTAGTTAGTATGTCGTCAAATGTATAAATTTTTTTACTATTCAAGATATTGATTATCTCATTTATTTTTTTGAGAAATTGTTTATCCGTTTGAACCAGTGCATTAAATACCTTCATGTTATGAATCATTGTCGCATGATCGCGGTTAAGGTGTCTTCCCAATTTGGCAAAACTCCAATCAGTACCCATGCGCAAAAACATGGTGTAAATTTTACGAGCGTCATTGAACTCGCGATAACGAGCGCGGCAAAACAATTCGTTGGGTGCAATCTTACATACATTGCAAACCGCTTCGAGGATTGTGTTGGTTAGTTCGTCACCATCTGGTCTAACCATTTTTTCTTTGTCGTATTTGATTACTTCAGTTAGCGTTGACGCGTTGGGATTGGTCACGATGTCGTGCAACAAATCGAATGCGATGGGCGATTGTATCAGATTCATTTTTAGCTTATCGTATGCGTTCATGAGTTGCTTATTCATCACCTTCGTTTTTAATTGTTACTATGCTGCTATTAATTGCCATTTGAACGATTATCTTAACATCGATGTTAAGTTCGTTAGATAGCTTTTGAATGTCCATTAAACGCATATACACCGGGTAATTGACATACCGCCACGCGGTTGGGTAGCTCACCCCAATAACACGACCAAAATTGATCGTGTTTTTGAAGTTGCTTTTGATTAGTTGTTGGAAGTCTGTTTTCATCTTGTTGGGTACTTGTTGGGTACTTGGTCGGTACTTGTTCGTTTATTCTTTTTTCAATTGTAATTTATTAATCCATTCGGTTGGGATTCAAAATGGAATGTCATCGTTAGCATCCATCTTGGCATTGCTCAACGCGTTGTCAACTGCATCCTGGTTAGCTTGCTGTCCAGTTGTCAAATAATGCTCAAAGTAAAGCGCAACGTTAACGTACTTCGATGGGTGTTCACCTGCACCAATGGCATCAACCGCAGCTTTCAAAGCAACCGCGCGAGCAATTTCCACTTTGTCCTGTGGAGATTTCTGATAACCACCACCCCCACCGTTACCGCTTGGTGTGTATGCGCGTTGTTCCTGAATCCATTTAATCTTGTGACCTCTACCACTTGGCGTAATTTCATAGGTTTTTTCATCGCCAATTGCGAAGGTTGGTGTTTGTGACTTACTGAATACCGTTCCAGTGTCGTTGTTGTCCATAGTTACATCGAACTTGTAAAGATCGTTCCAAGTTCCATTCCCTTGAATGTGCGTGATTTTCGCTTTTTTCATTTTGATTATTTATTTAATTATTAAATTGTTTTCTTGATCTATTGCTCCAATTGCCCATTGTTCTTTGAGGATTGGATGTGTACCGGTGTGGTTTTCGTAGCAGTAAGGACACCATTGTTTTTCCTCGTAAGCTGAAATCCAAACGATACGCGCATCTGATTCGTGAACGATTGCATTGCATCTGTCGCAGTTGTTGAGTTCGTTTGCATCAACTGGGTAGTCGGGTGGGTTTATTCTATCGTACATATGTTTTTTCTGTTAAAAGTTCTTCCATTCTTTCGAGCGGTGTGCGGTTCGTTCCATTTGCAATGTGCTGCGCTATCTGATTGAAATCAAGTTGTTCAGTTGGATAACTCGCGGATTGAACGCAAATGTACTTCTTTGGATAGGTTAGGTTAAGAGATTGATTCATAAAGCACTGATGTTTTTAGTTTGTTAAGTAATTCAATTTTTTCCTCTTGTCTCATTAAATGCCCATGAGTGTTTTCGTCAATCATGCCACGCAAAACTGTTCTGAGAAATGAAGCTTCATGTATGGTCAAAAATTTTACTGTGATGTCAATTCCACCATTGTTTTGAATTTGAGTGATGTCGTTTTCTCTGCCATACAACTCAATAATTTTCTTTGCTATCATGACTTAAACGATTTGAAAGATGAAGATTTCAGTTGCAGGTCTTTCGTTGTCATCGTGAGCAAATGCCCAACCGTCTTGGTCAATGCCATACTGTAAACCCATTTCGCTTGCCTTCTCCAATACATAACGATTGGCGCGGTCTAAAGAATCATAATTGCGAACTTCCGCGTTGATTCCTTCTTTGATGTGAACTTGGTACATTGTTTCCATTTTGTTTTTGTTTTTCTTTGTTTGTGTTTGATTATAATCCATATCCTTGAGGAGTTACATCTTCAATAGTGTACTCTTTTACTTTTTTAGTAACCTCAACTAATTTTTCAACTGCATTAAGATTTAATGCTTTTTCTACTTTTGCTGCCGCTTCTTTATTTGCTTCTTGAAAGAATGCTGCAAATTCTGCCATAAGTTTTTGTTCGTTGTTCATTTGTCCTTTGTTTTTTGTTATGTGCAAATATATGTAAAAGAAATTTGATAAAACAAGAAAAAAATAAAGAAAATTGTTAAAATTTTTTGATTTTCGTGTAATTTGTTGATTTTCAATATAAAAAATTTGATTAAATTTGATTCGAAAATGAAAAGAACAATGATCAATGCGCTAAAAAGCAAGGTCAAACGACCTTATTCAGGCGAGGCAGGCGTTCAAAAAGCGGTTATTGACTATATCAAATACACTTATCCAGGTGCATTATACTGCGCATCCGCAGGTGGAGTGCGTACATCGATGAAACAAGCGATTAAAATGAAGGCCACTGGTTATGTAAAAGGAGTTCCCGACCTGCAAATATTCGAACCGGTAGGTAATTATCATGGGTTGCTCATTGAAATCAAAGATTTGAAAGGTGTAGTAAGCAAAGAACAAAAAGAGTGGATTAAGAAGCTAAACGATAGGGGTTACTTTGCTACATATAGTAAAGGATATGAAGCAACGATTAAAGTAATTGATGACTATCTCAAAGGTCAGATATAACCATTGGCGCAAAATTGCGCTATCACTTACCGCAAATTCGTTTGAAGCGGATGACTTACTGCACGACACAATTAGCCGCATTCTCGAAAACGATATTACGCACGTTAAAGACATCGAAGCGTATGTAGCTCATGCCATTCGAATTGCTTATTACAGTAATCGGAGCAGCTATCACAACCTTTACCGTAAACATTCAGAACTTTACGCGGACATTAGCGATGAGCATTTGCAAAATATGGCGGTTGAATCCGTTTGGATGGCAGACCGTTTGACGAATGAACAGTTAGACATTTACATTAGTAGGTTGCCATTCTTTGAGCGTGAAGTGTTTTATCTGTATGCGCTCAATGATTTCAGTTATGACCATTTGAGCAGAGAAACAGGCATCCCGAAAAGCTATTTATATCAGACGGTGAAAGCCGCAAAAGATGAACTTAGAAAATCAATAATAAGGTTATGAATACAATTTTACAAATGGCAGCCAAACGAATGGCAACGTGTATTGAATGCCCAGCGTATAACGCGACAACGCGAACCTGTGGAACACCACTCAACAAACTGAATCCACTCGCTGAAACGATGACAATCGATGGAGTTACATTTAAACCATGCGGTTGTTTTTTGGACATTAAAACAAAAATGACGCTATCCGATTGCCCTGCAAATCGTTGGGAGAAAGTTGTCGATGGTTCACTCATTCAAGATGCTCAAACGCTTCTTTTTAACGCAAGAAAAAACGGTGCATTGAACAATGACGAGCGCACGACATTAGCGCGTTTAAAATCGCTCATGACTGGCCGCAATGAAAAGGTAACGAGTTGTGTGACTTGTGTCAACCAAACCATTGCGGAACTCAATAAGCAACTAAAAAGGGAGGAAGTGCTACAAATAGAAGAAGTACAACCAACTGAAAAGAAAAAACGTGGACGAAGAAGAAAACAATCTTGATTATGAATCCGCTTCATTTCTTTTTTATCTGTTATACGGGGATAGGATTATTACTTATTGGGTTGATGAGTATGATGTTCCTCAATCGAATGTTACGTTTTTCTCGTAACAATGTGGTAGGTGCATTTGTTACGGCTGTTTTTTGGCTACCGATATTAATATATTCAATGATTGTTGAAAAAACAAAATAAAACTAAACGCAATTCATTTTATATTTGTTGTGTTCAGTTTGTCAATAGCATTCCCCCTTTGAATTTGATGACTGAACATTATCTAATTCATTGGGGGATTTTCTTTTAATAACTGAATAAGGTTTTTTCCCGTTTTAATCCCTTGCCATGTAACTTTAATTAAGTGGCGAATAAAAGCGACTGCGAAAAGAACCATCATTTGAATTGGTAGCGGTTATGTGATTTTAACTGTGAGATTGTTTGAATGATGAACAACATTAATAATAATAAATCCAAGCTCCGCAGAGGTGCGACTTGGTGGTGAGAGGAAGTAAAGAACCTTATTAATGCCAGTACCTAACTGGAACTTTTGGGCGGTGAGTAGTTATCAATTAAAGTTAAAGAGATAACTAAAAAGGATATTGAATATTGAAGAAACGTGTGTTCATCTTTATTCACCTAAAAACCTAACTATGTCCATAACTGAAATGAAATGAAACAAAAAGAATTAAGAGGTCAATTATTCGAAAAGATGCTAAATGAATACGCATCAAATAACATGATTGTTTGGACGCGATTAGCTAAACCACATTTTAGAGTGATGTTATCCAATCACACCGTTGACATTTTTACAACTGGTCTAAAATATCACATCATAAACATAAATGAACGTGGCTCATTAAATGATTTAAACGATGCAATTGGATTGCTTGACTTTCTCAAAAATTAATTATCTTTGAAATATGAATACAATTAAAGGAACTCTGAAATATCAAATCCAGTTTAATGAATGGTGGGTACATTGGGGGGAAAAATCACAAATGATTGATAAATCAATAAACACTACCAATTTTGTTGATGGCGATAAAATTGAGTTTAGATTAAGCATTAGCGAAATTGAAGAACGATTTAGAGCATTTCCAATATGAATTATGAAGTAACATATTTTTGGGGTGAACGTGATAATGAATCGACTATTTATGTTCACAACGTAAGAAGAATATTTTATGATAATGAAATGGTTGTTTTTTATGGTAAATGTGAAGATACCGAACCATTATTTGTAATGCGACAACCTAAATATCGAATCGTAAGAATACCAGAACAATGATAATCCTACCTGCACAAATCGAATCAATAAAATCACGCAAGGACAAAACCACAGCCATTGTGATAGGCACAAATGAAATGACGCCACAGGTGGCAGGGCAATTGTTCACTTTGCAAAATAGCTTCGTCTATTGCGCTCTAAAAGAGGAGGAGTTCGCTACAAATGAAAGAGAGATATTAGACGAATTAAAAGCCGACTTTGAAATTGAAAGGAAATCGAATGGTCAACGACTGCGCAATGTGTTGTATAAACTCTTTGAACAAGATAGGGAAGGATTCTTGACATTTGCAAAGTACTATGACCATAAGATGGAACAGTTAATAAATCACTTTAAATCTAAATTAGAATTATGAAGGACTTTTGGGATGACATTGGAGCAGGATTATGCTATCTATTGTTTAATGGATTGATGGCTTTTATATGGCTTTGGGCAATAGTCAGGTTAATTAAATTTATATGGTTTTTGTAAACATCAAAAATTAATTAGATGAATTTGAATAATTATGAAACCGTTTAATTTAAAAAAAGCTTTAGCAGGTGAACCTGTTGTAACAAGAAATGGATTGAGAGTTTCGGAAATTCATTTGTTTGAAACATATAGAAACAATCATCCAGTAGTCGCTGTGGTTGAAAATGAATTAACAAGATTCAATTTAGATGGAAAATATTGGTTGAGTACTATGGATAAAGATATTCACGACCTTTTTATGTTATAATTATGGGATTACCAAAAGGACAAACGAATAACGCAAGTGGAAGACCAGTTGGCTCAAAGAATAAACGAACTGAACAATGGGAGCAACTTGGCGAATCGATTACAGGACAACAAGCGGAGCAGTTCAACGCGTTCCTCGATAAGTTGTGGAGCAGTCGCAATGATGAAGACAAAATGATAGCGAGTGAATTGTATTTGAAAACGCTCGAATACTTTAAACCAAAACAAGCGAGACAAACCATTGTTGGTGAAGGAGATTCACCCGTACAAATAATAATAAGCGACAAAATATGAAAGCCACAATCACCTTTGATTTGAACGATGCGGAAGATATCGCAAAGCACAAGTTATTCACTCACCTGGACGCTATCACATTTCTAATTTGGAGGATGGACGAGGACATGAGGCGCGTGATAAAGTACGATGAGACCAAAAGCGAAGATTACAAACAAGCGTTTGAAGATATGCG